TATATTTTTAACGCCCTGCGTCAAAGTATTATAGACCGGCGTAACCGTACAATCAGAAGTGCCACCAGCAAAAATCCACACCGCAGCGGCACTTTCTTCCGCCGTCATTGTGTAAGTAGAGCCTGCGCCTGTGTCGATAATTACAACACCCCGCGCCGCCAATGTTTGTCCTTGCAGTTTCCACAGCGCAGCCAGAACGGTGTTGCCCTCTGCAATAGCCTCGTTTGTTGGCGTGCCGCTTGGCAGTGTTGGCATTTCGCCCTGCGGGCCTTGCGCTCCGGTATCGCCCTGCGGGCCTTGCGGGCCTTGCGGGCCCGGCTCCACTACCGTGACCACATGAGCTTCGCTATTTCCAATAACAACTATGCGCTCCATACTCATGCCCCAAAATATTCTGCGCGAGGTTCGAAGTTACCCCGCAACAAACGCGTCACAACCCCGCTGGGGGAGACGGCTTCAAACTCGTAATGATACAAATGACCTTCCATAAAGAGCGCTGTCTGTGCTGGGGTTAACGAGACAACGAACTTTCCGTCTACCCCTCCTACAGCGACGCCGGTTGTTTCGTCGAGTGTCAGCATCTCGTCTTCTGTGGTCCCCGCTTGAAACCGCGCAGAAAAACCCGTTATATCGACCGGCTCGCACCCTGCGTGCCATACAAAGGGGAATGTAAATGTTGTCCCGGCGTCGAACATCATGTCGTGTGTACCCGCCAACATATCACAAACCTCCGTAGCTCATAGATCGTGGGCGGTGTTCTCTCCGCTCACGCTCGCGTTTTATCTGGTCGCACAAAGCACGAAACTCCTGCTCGAACTGAACGGCGCGCTCGCGGTCGAACGTTTCCGCGTCCTGCTTCCGGTACGCCTGTGCAGCCGCGCCGATGATTAACGCAGGCTGCTGGTGCTCAGGGATCTCGAACGCTGTACTAGCCGCATCAATGTCTTTCAGGGGCAACCTGTACAACACGAGCCGCAACATATCTCCGCAACTGGTTTCGTCGGGGGTCGGGGACAACGTGAGATACCCGCCGTCCATACCTACAACGGCTGCAGAAGGCCTCCCCGTCTGAGTCGCTGGGTAAAAACCGCCCGCAGAAATGTTCTCTTCGTTGTACAGAGGCAGTTTCCTGCCGTCGCTCACGCGATACACATCCCGTATCTTAAGGATGCGTGGGGACAGTGTGTAATCCGCCACCCCCGCGACAGGCTGCAGATAGGTTAGGTTGGAGCGGGAATCGCCGATACCCCCTGAGTACCGGGCGATATCCTTCTGGGCACGATCGAGAAACTTGTATATCTCCCCGTCAGACCACAGGTACGGTTCCACCTCGTCTCGGACGAAAGTGCGGAACTCGGCAAGCGCTTCTTCAGGGGTCACTATGGTTACTCGCCGTCAGCGGCTTTAGGCGATGTTTTGGGTGCGGCTTTAGGTGCGGCTTTAGGTGCCCCCTCAGGTGCTGCTTCCTGAACAACAGTAGCGCCTTGCGCTAACAAATCTGCTACCGCGGCGTCTGGTACAGCGGCCGCTACGTCGGGCTGTAGGTAGATCGCGGGATGTACGGCATTCGTTGCGATGGCGCGGGCGCTGATAAGAGTTGTCGTGTTCATGTTAGATCTCCGTGTGTATTAAAAAAGGCGCGCCCAGTGTAACCCAGAACGCGCCCTTCCGGTACTTACTCCGTTATTACAGCACTACGTCTGCCGCATCGGCGATGTAATACTGAATCGCCACGGTGTAATCGCGGTCAACGGCGGCAGTGGCGACGGTGACCTTGACATCCATAGGTGTGGTCGCCGGTGCGGCTACACCGGTAACAGCGGAAACCGCTACACCTGCGGCCAATGTTGCGGCGGCGCGTACAGTTGTGGCGCCAACGGCTACTGCGACAGTCGCTGTGTTAGCGCCAGCCGTAGACATCACCTGTAGACCGGTAACCACTGCCTTCGCGGGAAGCGTCGCAATAACAAACCCGTTAGCGTTCACCGCTTTAGCGTCGCCGAGGGCGCCAGTGGTGTCGATGACAGTGTCAGCAACAGCAACTTTTACACTAACTACGCGCATATTCGCTGCGGAGGTAGCCTTTTGCAATGATGGTAAGCTCATAAAAACCTCCTATTAAGACTTAGCGTGGCAAACGTGCGCGCTGATTACGCCGAAATCTTGCGGCGCGGCATCGTTCACGTACTGGTTTTTGAACTTCGGACGCAAGAAACCGGCGATCTTCGCTGTTGCGATGCCGCACTGGTTGCTATAGTCGAACTTCTCCTCATCCCAAGAAGGGGCGCCGATATCCGCATACGCCAACGCTTGGGCACCGCAGAACAAAATCTGAGAGCCTTTTTTAGTCGCGCCAGAACCGTAACCGGTAGAGGCGTGGGGTACATGCAGGAACTCGTGCAACACAACACCGTCGATCTTCACGCTGTTACCAGTGAACAGATCGTTCTGGTCGCCGCGAGTCTGCGCGTGGCGCAAGTTTTCACGGAAAACAGGGTCCTGCTTCAACAGCATCATGGCTTCGGGGGTCAGGAACGCGTGGAAAGTCTCCTCGCCACCGTTACGCACGCCGCGCATGTAGGTCTCGCGGGCATACTTCTTCAGCTCAAGGAACAAATCCCAACAAGGCAAGCTGTTTGTAGAACCGAAGCCACCTGCTGTGGTAGTGGCGGCGCCGCTCCCTACCGCAAACCCGGTGGTAGAAGTCCAAGAACCTACGCGCTTGGTAGACGGGACTGTGTTCGCCGCCGCAAACTCAAGTTGGCTGAACTGGCTATCGGTGCGTGTTGTGCCATCTGGTTTCAGCGAATACGGCACGCCGCCCAGTGTCTGGAACGCCAGCTGGTCAATACGATCGGCCAACCAGTACGCCAAAACGTCGCGCGCCGTTTTACGGAAGTCTACGATCGACTTCTGTTCGGCGATACGACCTTCGCTGCGGTGACCGTGGCGGATCTGGTCGATCTGGATCACCTGGTCGTATGATTTGATGGCTTCCTCGTTGCCTTCCAGCAAACGATCGCCTACAACACCGTCGCCTTCCAAATCCGCTACCAACGTAATGACTGCGCGGGTGCCTTTCTCGGATTTCTTCAGTTCGGTGATGTGCTGGACAAGGCTGTTAGGGCCTTTGCCCAAGAATTTGTTCAGGAACGACTGTTCGCGCGCCTGTTTCCACAGGTCCATCGACCAAATCGTCTTCTGTTCTTCCGTCAGTTTTGCAAAATTGGTAAGTGCCATAAAGGCCTCCGTCAGTAATAGTTTTTACGCTGGGTTCGAGTGTCTGTATCGCTAGACTAGCGCTAAAAACCGACTATTAGGAGGTCGGGGTCCCCGTTAGTAAGTGCTTTTTAACCTGCAAAGCCAACCGTGTCAACCCCTGGAGCAAGTATCCGACCGCCACAGTAATAAAAAACGCGCCGAAAATAGGTAGTAGCAGCATGTACGCCGCCACTACTACCCACTGCGCGACTTTACAGCGTATCGCCACGGAGCTTCGCCAAGGTGCGCTCGTCGAGCTTACCGATGTTCTCCGCCGTAATAGACGCCGCTGGAGAAGCACCCGCTCGTCCACCGCCTTGCATCGAAGGGGGTTGGCGCAGAGAGGTGCCGCTGCGGTTATCCGCTTTGGGCGGGGCGCCCAAAACATACCGCGCCGCGCGGGTCAACGCAGTTGCGCGCGCTACGCCCTGTCCAACGAACGCGTTGACCAGTTGGGCTACCTCTTCCGTCGCTTCTCGATCGAACGCGTCGCTGTCAGGGTTCAACGCCGCATAGGACGCCTCAACTTCGATCAGCGTTCGGTCGTACCGCGAGGACTCTACCGCGTTTGTCTGCGCATTAGACGCATACGAACGCTGCTCCTCAGCACGCTGGTAGTCACGGAGTTCATTCAGCTGACCGCGCAGTTTGCGGGCCTCCTCACGGTCGCCGTCTACCAGAGCTTCCTCGTACTTGTCTTCGATTTGGGCGATGGCGCTGCGCACCTCCGCAATCGAAGGCATGTCCGGCTTACTGTTGGCACGGCGCATCTGATCTTCCATTTCCTGAATACGCTGCTCGGCAGCGTCGGCTCGGCTGCGCTCCTTCGAAACGGCCTCGTCAAAACGCGCTTTCGGGATACGAATGTCGTCCTCACGCCTCTGTTTGTCGAGGTCCTCATCGGGGTCTTTGAGGAGTTCATCGAGGTCAATCGATTCTAACTCGTCGTCAAACTGGGTATCTTGATCGGTGTTCATGGTTGTACTCCATCTTGGTTAGTTTGTGCCCCGTCGGTCGAGGGTTCTTCCGAGGGTGTTGCTTGGGGTGTCGGCGCATCCAGTGCCTTGGTAGCCTCCGACTCATACGCTTCAGCGGCTTTTAAGAGACGCTCTGAGTAAGCAGCGGCCTCGTCGTCTTCCATCTGTTTCGCTTGCGTAGCTTGTTCAAGCGCGCGATCCTGTTCTTTCTCGCGCAAGCGCATTTGTTCGACAGTAATCTGCGTGTCCGCGCTGACGTCTGCGACGTACCGCTTCGCTGCAGCATCCAAGCGCATACGACGCTCTTCGAGCGCCAGCTTCTCGCGCGCGATTATAAGTTCGATTGTGTCGGCAATGCCGTCCGCGTCCGCGTCGCCGCCTTCCCCACGGGCTTTTGCCAGCGCTTGTTCCGCCTGCGCCATCTTCAATTTCGCAGCGGCCTCCTTGTCCATCACCTCCGCCTGCAACATGCGCATCTGCAACTCCTGCTGCATCTGCTGCATCTGCTGTTGTTCCGGCGTCATCTCCCCCGCCATCTCCTTCAAAATCTCCGCCTTGTCTTTCAGACGACTTGCCTGAATGAGGTACTTGTCCGGCAGTTGTACGCCTGCCTCGGTACGCAAGCGGAGCGCCTGATCGTATTGTGTCTCCTCGAAAGTATCGCGGTCTGGCTGGTTCGTGATAACCACAGCGTATTCACCCAGCGTCAAATCGTTCAGGATCGTACCGTCCGGCGTCTGCTGGTTAACTGCCATTGTACCTGTATCACCTGTCATGCGGTCGGTAGTAACGACTACTAGGCGCTCCTCCGTGTAGAAGCGCTGGATCAACCCCAAAACGACACTCGCCAGCAGGAAGTCCGAACGATTCAGCGAATCCTGGATATGCGCCGTACCGGCCGACGACCCCGCCTGATTCGCCTTTACCGCCTTGGCGGACACGTCTTCGCGAGCGAAGCCCGTCATGTAGTCGCTCACGCCGGAAATCGACTTGATGTGCTCTTCCGACTTGTAGCTGATGCGGTCCAGCCCCTGCGGCGTAGGGTTCGCTGGGATCTTCTGGATATTCCCCATGTCATCCAGCTCGATGACAACGCCAGACGAAGACCCGCGCTCCTCCAGTTCCGCCAGAGACATATTCTGCAGCGAGTTGCGCTTCACGAAGTAGCCGCTGTTCGCCGTGGTGTTTACGACATGCAGTTCTTGGCTGGATGTCTTGTTCAACAGCTCTTGTGAACTGAGCAAGTTCTCTACAACCCCCACCGTACGTCCGCGGATGAAGTTGGGGAAGTAGGGGACGATCGTATACTCCTCATACGGAGACCACTCGTCATACAACACCTCGTCGCCAGCGACCACCATCCAACGAATGCGTTTGCGCTTGCGCTTGTCTATCCCCAGATGAGGGTTCACCGCTATGTACTGCTGAATACGTTCGTCGGACCAGTTCGCAGGCACCGGTCGAATATCCCCGCGCACGGAATCCACAAATACAGTCTGTTCATCGATGCAACGAAACTGGTAGTCCAACACACGCACGTCACGGCGTTGTCCGCGAGACAGTTCGTCGGGGGTAGTCGCTGCGTGCGCTGGATCCGTACCGAACCGGTCGTAGGAAGATATGTCCGTCGACGTGTCGTAGTCTGACGCGGTCAGGTACTGCGCGCGCACGCGCTCGGCTACCTCGTCCCCGTACTGCAGGGCGATGTCGTCCACCGTCTGCCACTCCGTGTACAGCACGTCGTTCCACCTCGCGGGACGGTATGAATCCGCGTCTGGGTCGATCAGCACGTTTTTGGGGTTCAGCTGCTTAATGCGAACCTCGCCTTGGACGGAGTCCTCGGTGTCTATGCGGACGTCATAAAAACCACGCCCTGTTACCAGCCCGTCCAAAAACACGTCGCTGCGCACCCAAGTCAGGTCGTTGTTGTCTGAAATTTGCATGAACACTTTCGTCAGCGCATCGGCCACTTCCGCCTGCGCGTCCCCTGTGCGCGGTTTGAACGACGTGTCCGTCCGGTTGAATATCTGCGTGCCAAGTAAGTTCGATACAACGGGTAAGATCTTGTTGATCGTGAGCGCGGGGCGGCCCTGCTCTTTCAACGTGGCGAGGTCCCCTTCATCCCACTGCTTGCCCGCGAAGAAATCTTCGCATTTGGACGCCTTCTCTACATACTCCAAATGCCCGTTGTCCCGCATATACCGGTAACGCGTCCACACTTGCTCTGCCGTAATCCGTTCGTATCCGCTCATAGTCTCACGCGCTCATAAAAGTTCGTCGTTTGTTCTTAAACCGGTCTTTCCACGACTTCGCTGCTTTCGGGGGGGTCACACGTCTAGGCGCGTTGTCCAACGTTAAGCGGACTGCCCAAGCCAACGCATCCACGATATCGTCATGCGCCCCGCCCGGGAACCGGAGGAGCTCCTGCAGCGTATCCTCCAACCAAGAAGTCCCCGCCAAGAACCACAATTTGCGCTGATCGAGTCTGGCCTGCAACGGACGCGCCCGAACCGCTTTGTCGGATAACGGTTTCAGCACTTGGATACTCGGAAATAGCTTCCGCTCGTTCATCCGCTGGCGTAACACTGGTTCTATCGCCTTCCATATCTGCCCGTCCTCAACACCTAAAATATAAGACCCGCCGCCGACCTTCGAGAAACTCTCTGCGGTGTTCAGCATAGCTTCGACGATATCGAACGTACCGCCTTTCATGCGGTGGATATCCTCGACGACTACAGAACCGGATGGGTCTTGGGTTACTGTCGCTCCGACAGTGTAGTCGTTCTGCTGTTTCGTTCCAATCGCAAAATCCCACGCCGTGTAGACGTTGTGGTCATGTGTTATGGTGTTGGTCGGAAGAAACTGAAACCACTCCTTCTTGAAGTACACACCCTCATCTGGCACAGGCCGTTGTTGGTACAGCGCTGACCAGACCCTCGGGAACATATTCTCCTTGAAGTTCATCATCGTCTTCGTGGAATACCGCTCCTCGTGCAACGCCGTGTCTTTCTCGCGCAGAAGTATGTAGTTCTCCGGGACAGGGTCGAGCGCCTCCGGGGTGCGAATGATCTCCCACGTCGTCTCATCACGGTACTCATACCCCTCGTCACTGAGTGCAGGGTAACGTACCACCTGCCACTGGTCTGCGTTTGGCGTAGCCGCCATCCGCTGCTGCAACCGACCAGCAAGGTCGTCGTAGTTCCACCACGTCTGGATGACCAATACGCCGCCGCCTGGGGCTAGGCGGGTGTATGCCGTCGATTGGTACCAGTAGTCGAGGAGCTGTCTGCGGTCGGCGCTATCCGCCTCTTCCATATTTTTGATGGGGTCGTCGATTATCAGGATATGCGCGCCCTTGCCCGTAATACCACCACCAACACCAGCCGCTTTGAACCCTCCGCCTTTCGTCAAGCGCCACGACTCCGTCGCTTGAGAAGTGGCGTCCAACTGCGCTTCAGGGAACAGCGCTTGATACGCTGGATCACGCAGTAACTCGCGCACTTTACGAGAGAACTCCATAGGGAGATCCAGGTTGTACCCCACGTTGATAATCTCGTGGTGAGGGAAACGCCCCAAGTGCCACGCCGGGAGTCGTATAGAGGCTAGTTCTGATTTGCCATGGCGCGGGGGGACGAGGAGCATAAGCCGGGGGGACTTCTTATCCGCCACGTCCTGCGAGAACCTCTCCAGCCGCATAGCGATATCGTTGTGCACCCACCCGATCTGATAGTCGGGGTGCGTGTGTTTAGTGAAGTGGATAAGACGGCGTTTCGCCAACTGTCGTCGTGCAAGCTCCTTGACGACATGTTCGGCGCGCTGTTCGTCGGTGAGAACTGCGTTATCCACGCATAACCTCTCCTTCAATCGTCTCGCCACCGGCGAGACGCAACAGCTCTTCATCCGACATCTGCATCAACTTCGCGGAGAAGGCCACCGCGTTTCCAGATACATCCACCTTCACCTTCACCGCTTCGTAGAATCCGCACATCTTCCCAATCTCACGCCAGCCTGCGACCATGACGGCAGGGTCTCCGTTGATTCTAGCGAGATCTATGGCTTCTTTGAGGCCGTCCAGCACAGTGGCGCGGGTTATCTGGTTTTCTTCCGCCGTGCGCGCTCTGGCGGCGGCTATCATGTCTTGGACGTATGGGCGGCGAAACACGCTCTCCGGCCCACCCGTGTTCTTCTTAACGGACAATCCAGCGGCTTCAAGCGCGGCTGCCTGCGTCATCCCCATCGCAATGTTCTCTACGAGGGCGCGTACACGAGTTGTGGGCTTCCCGACCTTCTTGTCAGGACCGTTCACCATGCGTTTTCGCTTCTTGGTACCTCCTTCTGAGGTGGCCGGGGAGTCCAAAAACTCCACCATCTTTCCGTTATCCGTCTTCCTGTGCCCCCGCGCAACATACCCGCCTTTGTACTGGCCTTTCGGGGGTGCGTTCGGGGAGAGGTGAGGGCGACTAGGGTCTTTTTTAGGGGTAACGTCCGTCATATCGAAGCCGGTGTCGAGTGTAGGGCGCCAATGTAACTGAACCCCCCAGAAAAAAGCAACCTATGGGGAGAAAAAGCCGTGCCTGTGGATAACTTTGTGGATAACTTTGGCGTTTTTGTGGATAACTCGGTTTTTGTGAAATTTTTGTGAAAATTTCGTGAAATTGGACTGTTTTTTCGAAATTTGAAAAATTACGTACTAGGTATTTACCGCAAAATTGTACATTTTTTGTACAATTCCGGCGATTTCCTTACGAAATTTTACCCATTCTTACGAAATCCTTACGAAATTTTTTCAAGATCGTAAGGAGTTATCCACAGGGCAGAACTGAACAAAATCAACGACTTACAGTAACATCCTAACTGCTATTTTATATTTCCTTACGATCTTACGAAATTTTTAGAAACTTTTAATGAAAAAAAAAAAAATTAATTTATATAAAAATATCTATGGCAAAAACTTTCCAAAAATTTCGTAAGATCGTAAGGAATCCTCGAAACCGTCGCACCAACCCCGCGCAACTGTTTGATTCCATTGACCCTGAAGGCGCAAAAACTCCCTTACGATCTTGATAAAATTTCGTAAGGATTTCGTAAGAACTCCCTCAAACTTCGTAAGGAACCCGTATAGACCTTGTTTTGTGTGGGGGTATTCTGTGATTTTTCTGTATCTGTGCTTCTGAGCCATCCCCCCCCGC